CCGCAGACCCTCACGACGAGGATGCGGACGCTCCTGACGATTCAGACGCCCTGAGGGCCGCCAAGCGTGCCCGCCGCAAGGCCAAGCGCGAACTGGTCAAGAAGACCAACTCCGAGAAGGACGCCCGTCTTATCTCGCTGCAGCGTAAGGTCGAGGAGTTGACTCAGCGCCTGTCCGTGACCGAGAGCAAGACGCACTCGGCCGATCTGGCCCGCCTGGACAAGACCATCGAGGACAGCGAACTGCGCCTGCAGTACGCCCGGATGAAGATGTCTGAGGCCACCAGTTCTCAGGACGGGGAAGCCTTCGCCAAGGCCCAGGAGATGTGGTACGACGCCCGCAAGCAGGTGGAAGACCTCAAGCGGTTCCGCGAGACGGCCGCCACTCCCAAGCAGCAGGCCAGTATTCCCGACCCCAATCTGCAGCGACTGGCCGCGGATTGGATGGAACGGAATCGTTGGTACAAACCCGATAACAAGGATACCGACAGCAAGATCGCCAAGCAGATTGACGAATCCCTGACGGCCGAAGGTTGGGACCCGACCTCGGAAGAGTATTGGGACGAACTCGATAATCGCTTGCAGCGGTATCTCCCACATCGTTACAATCAACAGGAAGACGAGACTCCATCTCGACGGAGTAGGCCGAGGAATATTGTGACTGGGTCTGGACGCGAATCATCTCCTGCCGCAGGCGGTAGGAACACCTTCACTCTCACGCCCGAACAGGTGCGTGCGATGAAGGACGCGGGTTTTTGGGATGACCCCCAGAAACGCGCCAAGATGATCAAGCGTTATGCCCAAGAAGCCCGGAACTACAGGAGTTAAGCCATGGAATCTCGTCTCAAAAAATCCCTCAAGTCAGGTGGCCGCCAAGATCGCGCAAGCGAGGACACGAGCCGTCTGCCTCCGCAGGAAAAGTTCATTTCAGCGCAGGAACGTCGCAAGATGTGGAGCGATGAGTGGACGCAGTCAGCGTTGCCTAAGACCCCGGATATTCCGGGATGGCATCTATGTTGGCTTTCAACCACCAACGCATACGACAGCATTGATAAGCGTATACGGCTTGGGTACGTTCCGGTGATGGCCGAAGAGTTACCTGGGTTTCAGCAATACAAAGTCAAGGCAGGCGAACACGTTGGACAAATCTCGTGCAACGAGATGCTGCTGTTCAAACTCCCCATGGATGTCTACCAAGAGATCATGACGGAGTTGCACTACTCCAAGCCCCGCGAGGAAGAGGACAAGATCCGAGTCCAAGTGGAGAACTTGCAGGGTGCGCGTGACAGCAACGGGAAATCCCTTGTGCGGTTGGAAGGCGACGGCCTAGGCTCGTTTGATTCACAGCCAACCAACACTGCCCCCGTATTCGAGGGCTAAAGGAGTTCTCTATGTCTGCGACAAGTGCTCCGTTCGGTCTGCGCCCCGCGTTCCACCCTTCCGGTCTGGATCGCGCTCAAGCACTGGCCAACGGTATCGTTTCGGCTTATGCCAACAACATCCTCAAGGGTCAACCGGTCAAGTATGTGACCGGCGGCACCATTGAAGAAGTTACCTCCACCGAGGCTTTCGTGGGCGCCTTTGATGGCGTCGAGTGGACTGACACGACCGGCCGTCGTCGCGTGTCGAACTACTGGCCTGCCTTGACGGCATACCAGACCGGTTCGTGCGTGGCCTATTTCTACAACGATCCCAACATCGTTTATGAAATCCAGGCTGACGGTTCGGTTGCTCAGTCGTCCATCGGCGACGAAGCCAACTTCACCAACCTCACTGCAGGCTCGACCACCACTGGTCTGTCGCAGTGCACGATGAACTCGACTCTGGCAGGCGCGAACAACGTCGGTCAGGTTCGGATCGTCGACATTGCCCCTTATCCTGGCAATGACTGGGATGATGCTTTCACGATCGTTCGCGTGACGGTTGCCGAGCATCAATTCGCTCAAATCCGCGTCTCGGGTGCTAACTACACCCCGGTCGCTATCTGATAAGGAGGGCGAATCATGGCAGCCCCGATGCGTAGTACAGACTTTCGTTCCATCGTTGAGCCGATCCTCAACGAATGCTTCGATGGTGTGTACGATCAACGTGCCGACGAATGGTCGCGTGTTTTCCGCGAGCAAGAAGGCATTCCCCGCAACTATCACGAAGAGCCGGTCCTTTATGGATTTGGCGCAGCGCCCCAACTGCCTGATGGCACCCCGGTGACCTATCAGCAGGGTGGCGTGCTCTTCCTCAAGCGTTATGTGTACAAGGTGTATGGCCTCGCCTTCGCCCTGACCAAGGTGCTCGTGGAAGACGGCGACCATATCCGTATCGGTCAGGTCTATGCCCGTCACCTCGCACAGTCCCTGGTGGAAACCAAGGAAACCCTGTGCGCCAACGTGCTGAACAACGCCTTCACGGGCGGCCAGTACGCAGGCGGCGACGGCGTGGCTCTGAACAGCGCCTCTCACCCGATCGTCAACGGCACGTTCTCCAACCTGCTGACGACTGCAGCCAACCTGTCCCAGACCTCTCTGGAGCAGATGCTGATTCAGATCCGTCAGGCTGTGGACAACAACGGCAAGAAGATCCGTCTGGTTCCCCGCCAACTGGTGGTGGCTCCTGGCAACATCTTCCAGGCCGAAGTGCTGCTGAAGTCCGTGCTGCGTGCCGGTAACGCGAACAACGACATCAACCCGGTCAAGTCGATTGGCTTGCTCGACGAGGGTGCCGCTGTTCTGTCGCGTCTGACCTCTCCCACCGCATGGTGGGTGCAGACCGATGCACCGGAAGGCATGAAGTTGCTGATGCGCCGTCGTCTGGAGAAGACGATGGAAGGTGATTTTGAGACCGACACCATGCGGTACAAGGCCACCGAGCGTTACGACGTGGGCTTCACCGATCCGCGTGCGATGTACGGTACTCCCGGCGTCTAAACCTACAGAGGGGGCTTCGGCTCCCTCTCCTTAAAGGAGAAAGACAATGGCACAAACGTACTTCGGATCAACGCTTCGTTCTGGCTCCGGCACCCTGACCGACACCGTCGATGGCGGTTTCGTTGTTCTGACGCAGACCACCACGGCCACCACGGTCTCGGCGGGCACTGCTGTGACGAGCACGATCACCATCCCCGCAGATTCGCAGATCATCAATTTCTTTATTGATTGCACTACGACTCCTGTGGTTGGTGGCGGCACGGCAACGGCGGTGAACGCCACGATCGGCACGGCTGCTGCGGGTACTCAGTACCTGTCGGCTACCGATGTGATCGCGGGCGGTCGCGCTTCTCTGGCCTTCACTGCGGCTCAACTGACCGCAATGTCGGATGTGAACGCGAACACCACGGTTGCCTTCACGGTGGACCCGAACGGCACTGTCAGCACCACGCAGGGTGTGTACCGCCTCACGGTGGTCTACGCCCAGAAGGTCTAAGGAGGCATCATGGGCCAGTTCAAACCGATGGTCAAAATGATGACCACCGAGCCCTCTATTGAGTTGAAACTCAAGAAGGGTGGCGCCGTTGAGAATCCCAAAAAGATGATGAACGGCGGCGTCATGAGTGGTCTGGCTGCGGCCCCCACTCCTGGTGCCCGCGGTGGTATGGCTCCTGCCATGCGCCCCAAGAAGCCTACGATGGCCGCTCGTCGCGCTGCGATGATGGGCATGAAGGAAGGTGGCGACACCGCTCTGCAAAAGCACGCTGCTATGCCTGCGTCCAAGGCCCACAAGGGTCTGAAGACCGGCGGCGTCGTGATGGGTCAGGGCGGCTTCAAGGAAGGCGGCGCTGTTCCTAAGAGTGGCATCCTGCCGGTGTCCGAGTCTGAGCGTGGCGCAAAAGGCTACGTCAAGACCAAGATGGTCACCGCTGAAGGTGAACACCACACTCCCAAGAAGACCGGCGAGGTCAAGATGGGCAATGCCGGTGGCTACAAGAAGGGCGGCAAGGCTTGCTATGCCAAGGGTGGCGGCGTTGAAGGCAATGTCTCGACTTCCAAGCCTGGGGTGACCAACACCACCACGGGTGAAGTGAAGAAGGGCAATGCGGGCGGCTTCAAGAAAGGCGGCTCCGCAAAAAAAGCCTTCGCGGCGGGGGGCAGTGTTAACGACTCTGGTCGTCCCGTCGCGTACCCGGCCAAGCCCGTTTCCAAGTCTGTGAAGAACAATCTCCAGTCGGGGACGTTCAAGCACGGTGGCAAGGTCAAGATGGCCGAAGGCGGGAAGATTCCTGCTGAGGCTCAATCTGCGATCAAGCAAGCCGATGCTGAACGCGCTTTCCGCGACTACGAGAAGGCCGAGACTGCTGAGAACAAAGCGATGCGTGACGCCATCCTTGGCGCACCAAAGCGGATGTTTGAGGCGGCCAAAGGCCTCTTCAAGGGCAAGGAGGCTCCTTCTGGAAGTGTGACCAAGACTGAGAAGTCTGTAACTGTCACCCCTTCCAAGAAGCGGGGCGGATCGGTAAAGTGCTGAAAACGAGCGGGGGCTTCGGCCCTCGCTTTCTTTGAAGGGTCACCATGAAGGTTCAAACCGTTTCCAAGACTGGAACGGGCTCTAGCAGTTCCTTGGTCATGAACACCAACATCACCCCGTTCAACGTGGGTTTTGGTGTGATCGTGACGGGTACTGTGGACTACACCGTTCAGCATACGTTCGATGATCCCGCAGTTGGGTTCACGACTTGGTTCTCCCACCCGACGATTGCGGGCGAGACCACCAATCAGGATGGCAACTACGCTTTCCCGGTCACTGGCATCAAGGTGCTTGTGAACTCTGGAACCGGAACCGCCACTCTGAAACTCATTCAAGCGGGGATCTGATGCCTCACGTTGGCTACGGCGGCGTCGCCAATCAGGCCAACACGACGGACGGCTTTGGCGCAAACGTCAACGCCGTCAACCCCGTTGGGGGTGGTGTCGGTGAGGATGTTGGTGATGATGGGGTTGTTGACCTTTACGGCGCAACGCCAGTCACGACGTTTTACATCGCTGATGAGACCTCTCCCGGCTATGTCCTGCAAGAGGACGACAGCAAGATCATCTTGGAGTCATCTTAATGAGCGACCAAAAGATTTCCGCAATGCCGTCAGCCGCAACGCTGACAGGCGCAGAACTGGTTCCCTTGATTCAGAGCGGGGCCAACGTCAAGGCAACTCTGGCCACCATGCGGGCTTTTGGTGCAGCGTATGGTGGTTTCAGCGACAGCACCGACCAGACCGGCAGCATCAGTTCGGGAACTGTTGTTACTTTCAACACCGTAGATGTGGCCGACGGCGTGACGCTTGTGGACAACAGCAAGATCACGGTTCCGGCAGCGGGCAAGTACAACCTGCAGTTCAGCATCCAGTTCAAGAACACGGACAATGCTCAACACGACGCAACGGTCTGGCTTCGCATCAACGGCCTTGATCTGGCGAACTCCGCTACGCAGTACACGGTCGTGGCCCGCAAGAGCGCAAGCATCTTCGGATACAACGTGGCGGCGCTGACTTTTCTGTTGGATCTCAACGCTGCGGACTATGTCCAAGTTGTGTGGCTTCCGACTTCCACAACTGTGTCGATTGAGCACCTCCCGGCCAGTGTCTCGCCTGTTTACCCTGCGATTCCGGCCATCATTGCTTCGATGATTCAGGTGGCCTGACCATGCCGCTCATCAAAGGCAAGTCCGAGAAGGCTTTCAAGGAGAACATCCGCACGGAAGTGAAGGCCGGAAAGCCTGTGAAGCAGGCCGTGGCCATCGCCTACGATGTTCAGCGTCGCGCTCAGGGCAAGAAGGACGGCGGAAACGTCTCTCTGGCCGTTGGTCGGGGCGAAAAACTGCCTGTTTCTAAGGGTGCGGGCCTGACTCAGAAGGGTCGGGAGAAGTACAACCGCGAGACGGGCAGCAATTTGAAGGCTCCGCAGCCCCAAGGAGGGGCCCGGAAGGACTCTTTCTGCGCCCGGATGCGTCCGATTGCCGAAAAAAGCGAGCCTGGAAGCCGCGCAAGGGCTTCGATGAAGCGTTGGAAGTGCTCAGGCTTCTAAAGGAGACTCAATGGCCTACTCTGAAGCCTACGGACAAGTCTTCAATGTCCAGACGCTAATCGACCATGCTGCCAGAAGGTGCGGAAAACTGGCCGAAGAACTGACTTCTGAGCAAGTTTTGAGTGCTCGGGAGTCTCTTGGCTTCGTTTTGACGAACCTGATCAACATTGGCATCCAATACTGGGCCATTGAGAAGAAAGTCTTCGGTCTGACCCCCGAAAACTACATCTACACCCTTCCAACGGGTGCAAATGACGTTCTCAACGCTCTGTATCGCACGATGCAGCGCCCAAATGGGTCTTACACGACCTCTGCAGGGGGTACGGTGGCCTTTGTGGGCGACTCCAACACCGCAACCTACTGCCAACAGACCTCCGCCAACGGCAACATCTCCATCGACTTCGGCACGGACAACCCGATCTACGCCGGATCGATCGGTTTGCTGCCTTACATCGCAGGTGGCGGGTCTGGAACGTGGAATCTGACCCTGGAATACAGCACTGACGGCCTTTCCTGGTCCACTTTGGAGGATCTGGGGGCTGTTGCGGTCAGGGACAACGAATGGATCTGGACGGACATCAATCCTGGTCAGAGCGTCCAGCATTACCGTGTCCGGGCTTACGGCGGCACGACCTTGGCTCTGCGTGAGTTCTGGGTTGGCAACATGAGCCAAGAGATCACGATGTCGCGCCTGAACCGGGACGACTACACGAACCTGCCCAACAAGAACTTCACGGCCAATCAGCCCTACCAGTTCTGGTTCAACCGCACGGTTCCTGATCCGCAGATCTACCTGTGGCCAGTGCCCTCTGACCCCTTCGTTCAGATGACGGTCTGGTACTCCAAGCAGATCATGAACGTGGGCGACCTGACGGACGAGTTACAGATCCCTCAGCGGTGGTACATGGCCGTGGTCAATATGCTTGCCCACCAGATGTCTCTGGAACTGCCCGCAGTGGACATCGCTCGCGTCACTTACCTGGAGCAGCAGGCCGAGAAGTACCTTGCTCTGGCAGAAGCAGAAGAGCGCGACAAGTCGCCGATCTACTTCGCGCCGAACATCAGCGTTTACACGAAGTAAATATGCCGGTCTTTCTCGACACCTTCGGCAACGCCTCACTGGCGATCTTCATCTGCGACAGATGCAAGATGAAGCGCCCTATGGACGAGCAGATGTCGGATCACAACTTCCCTGGCCTGAAGGTGTGTCAGCAAGGCTGTGCTGACGAGAAAGACCCCTACCGGCTTCCTGCCCGGAAGACCGAGCGTATCAACCTGCGTTTCCCGCGCCCGGATGTGTCTGTGGCACTAGACCCGAACAACCTCGTGACGGACAATGATGGTGACTACATCATCTCGACCGAGGGCAACACAGACACGCCCGAGAACAACGGTAACCTCGACGGAATTTCGGTGACACCCAATGGCTAATCAAACCATCACCCAACTCCCGGATGCGGGGCCAATAACGGGCACTGAACTCGTTCCGATCGTTCAGAACGGCGGGACGTACAAGACCAC